CGTGACATCCATGCGGTTGCCACCCTGGTCATTTAAGCAGAGGCTTGTTTCTCCAAGGCAATGCGTAACACTTCCGGCAGCTCTTTGCCACGCACGGAAGCTCTCCGCAGAATACCCTGACAAGCCCTCGGACTTAAATAGTATGTCGAAGGCACCCCTACCTGCAAAATCTGCGACAAGGTAGATACGTTTTCTTCTTTGGGCGACTCCCCAATATTGAGCATCCAAAGTTCTGTAAGCAACGCTCCATCCGTCACCCATATAACAGTCTGCATAGGGCCATTTTGCTTTTTCAGGCATAGGCACCTGGGCATTCGGCTCTGCAACGCCGATGACCGCTTCGAGCACCGCTTTGAAGTCCTCTCCTTTGTTTGAGGAGAAGGCTCCGGGAACGTTTTCCCAAACAATGAATCTGGGGTATTTTCCATTTGTTGCACACCTCATTTCTTTTACAATTCTGAAGGCTTCATAAAACAAGACGGATTGCTGACCGTCCAGTCCGGCTCTTTTTCCCGCTACCGACATATCGGTACACGGAGAGCCAAAAGTTATGATATCCACGGGTTCAATCTTACCGCCATCCAAAGTACTTATATCCCCGTAGTGTTTCATAAATGGCATCCTCTTTGTTGTTACACGAATAGGAAAAGGCTCAATCTCCGATGCCCACACGGGAACTATACCGGACATTAAGCCTCCTAAAGGAAAACCTCCTGAACCATCAAAAAGACTGCCAAGAGTTAGTTTATTCATCTTTTACCTCCAACTCGGAGTATTTAAAAGTCACACCGTCACGCATAACACTCATGTTTTCAGAACTGCCAACCTGCTCAATGTATCGCTTTATAATTACATCACAAAACTTCTCATCAAGTTCTGCGGTGTAGCATATGCGGTCTGTTTGCTCACAAGCAATGAGTGTTGAACCGCTACCACCGAACAGATCCACAACAACTCCGTTTGTCATAGTGGAATTCATAATCGGATATGCAACAAGAGGTATTGGTTTCATAGTTGGATGTTCACCGTTTTTCTTCGGCTTGTCAAATTCCCATATGGTCGATTCCTTTCTTCCTGTGTACCATTGGTGCTTGCCTTTTTTCTTCCAACCGTAAAGCACGGGTTCGTGCTGCCATTGGTACGGTGAACGTCCAAGTACGAGCGACTGCTTTTTCCAGATGCAACACCCGGATAAGTAAAAGCCGGCATCTTCAAACGCCTTACGGAAATTAAGGCCTTCCGTATCGGCGTGGAAAACATAAATGGATGCATCATCTGCCATAATGCTTTCTGCATTTTTAAAAGCATCAAGCAAGAAGGCATAGAATGCATCATTCTCCATATTGTCATTCTTTATTTTTCCTGCACTGCCCTCATAGTTTACATTGTACGGAGGGTCAGTTATAACAAGGTTTGCCTTGACACCATTCATAAGTATTTCAAAGGTTTCAGCCTTAGTGCTGTCACCGCAAATTAAGCGGTGTCTACCGAGTGTCCATACATCTCCGGTTTTTGTGATTACAGGCTTTTTAAGTTCTTCTTCAACATTGAAGTTGTCCTCCTTGATGCCGTCCTTAAGTGTATCTTTAAACAAGGCATCTATCTCTGCAGGTTCAAAACCCGTAAGGGATACATCAAAATCCTCACCCTGCAAATCTGCAATTAAAAGTGCCAATTTATCATTATCCCATTCACCGCTTATTTTGTTAAGAGCGATGTTCAGAGCTTTTTCCTTCTCCTCGGAAAGTTCAACAACCACGCAGTGAATCTCGGTCATCCCCATATCCATTAAAACCTTGAGTCTTTGGTGTCCGCCAACTACCCTGCCCGTTGTCTTGTTCCAGATAACAGGCTCAACATATCCGAAGGTTTCAAGAGAGCGTTTTAATTTTTCATACTCCGCTTTACCGGGTTTCAGGTCTTTTCTTGGGTTATAATCGGCAGGCAACAGATCCGCTGTGTTTTTAATTTCAATTATCATAACAGACCCCACTCGGCAAACTTCTCAAAGCCACCTATGGACTTTATATATTCCCTTGCCGTTTCCACGATTTCCTCGTATGGAATTCCGTTTACACATGCATCACCGATTCCACAGCACATTTTCACAGGCTTGCCTGTTCTCTGTGCCATAAGAAAAGCATAAATATTTACGCTCACATCTGCCTTTGACAAATCCTTACCATGCAAACCTCCGCCTGTTACACTATCTGCCATATCAGAACCAAGCTTTCTGTTTGTAGCACCGGTATCCACATCAGTACCACCAGTCCAATAACCAATAGGGTTTACATCTGCCTTCGGATACATCCTTTTAAGTGTGCGTCTTTTGGTATTGCTTTGGCAGATGATAAGTCGGTTTATACCGTCAATTATGTATTTGCCGTCATAAGGATGTGATTCATAAATGTCACGGGCAATGGCACTAAGTGCCATCTGCTCCATAGTAACAGGCACACCTTTGAATATTCCGTTATCACCACAGCGAATTAAATCCTCCTGATTATGAGCAAGCTTCTCATCCTGTGGAGTAATAACAATATTGCACATAAGGTCTTTACCCGCTATGCGATGTATTGCTTTTGCAATATCACCTTTGTCAATCGGTGCAGTGGTTTCGATTATGGTATGGCAAACACCGTGACCGATTAAAACTTCAACGGCAATTTTGGGATTTTCCTGCAGTTTATATGCCAAATCAACAATGGCACCTGCAATTCTGTCTGCCACCTTATCAGGGTGTGCAGGATTAACTTTTTCAAACATATCTTATCTTCCTTTCCTTGCACGGAGTAATCTTTCCATAACGTCATCCTGTGGATTTGCTCCGCTGTTGTATTCTGTTGTGCAGTTCTCTCGAACTATCTGGAAAATTTCTGACCACAGCTTGTTTGCCTGTGTCATGTACTTATCACCGATTGCAACATACGGTGACTGGATTGCTGCACCCGTTGTAGGATGCTTTGCTAAAAAGCCAAGTTCACTGGTAAGCCTTTCACATTGAATCCACCTTGCACAGCTCATTGCATACCTTTCAATCAGCTGCGGTGAAACAATGGTTGCACAGCCTCGTTCAGATAGCCAATTCCATGTGTTTTGGAATATCTCTACTGCACCAAGGTTACTGCCATCCTTTTGCTTTGCAGAAAGAAACTCTGCAGGTTTTGGCATATTCTCTCCCTCAAGTTCGGGTGCGCTGTCTTTAAAATCAATGACTGTCAACGCCCTCTTTCCGGGATTGCCACCTGTAATTTTGTCCGCTATGGACTTCTTTGGTCTTCCACCCGAGCCGGGTTTCGGTCCTCTTTTTCCCATACTTTTTTCACCTCCAAAAAAACTTTTTGCCTATTCCCCTGAAAACTTTCGCGAATTTGTGCGTGAAGGGAGGGGCCAGTTCATCTGCATCAAGGTCCCGGAGATTTGACCCCCCGTTAGGTCATCATAACCCATCAAAATTTTATAATTATAATATTTGTTTTGCCAGTAACTACTCTCCCTTGCTTTCTTTTCCCAGTTGATTGAAAATTTTTCTGTTTGTTGGTGCTTCAGGGAGTTACATATTCTGTGTGCTAACTGACAGTTGCTAACAGCATGTTTACCACCTATTGAAAGCGGTACAACATGGTCTATCGTCCCATCCCAATTGCTGTCTATGTTTTTGATAGGGTGCACAGGCAACCCACAAATTTGACAGACACCTTTGTCACGCTTAAACACCATGTTGTAATCAACATCCTCAACAAATGCTTTCCTCAACTGTTCTTCACGACATTTCCTTTGATGTTTCATATATGCCTTATGTCTTGCACATGCATGTTCTTTACGACGCTTATATCTATCAGAACATAATTGGCAACAAAAAACAGAGCGTGTATTACCACACTCTGTAGTAAAGGTACTTCCGCATTCTTTGCATATGTATGTACGTGGAACATAAGCTTCTGCCCATTGATCACGTTTCATTTTCAAGTTACATTGATAAGCACACGTGCTGTTACAATAAATCTTGTTTGGATAAATAGTTTCAAAGGCTTCGCCACACCATGCACATTTTCTCTTGTAAATTGTAGACTCCTTTTTTTCTTTACTCATAAATACCTCCGTTTCTTCCCCAACGCCCACCCTCTCTTGCTGTTATCTGTGAGTGACAGGACTTACACAGGGACATAAGGTTGTCGGCTGCGTGGGTACCGCCCTGTGACAACGGCTTAACGTGGTGTACCTCCTCCGCCAGTGTCAGCACACCCTTCTGCTTGCACTTCTCACACAAGGGGTTCTGCTTGATGTGTCTGTCGCGGATTCTCTTCCAGGCTCTGCCGTACCTCTTCTTGCTTTCAGGGTCTCTGCCGTACTTCTCGTACCGTTTGTTCTCAACAGCCTGGTGCTCCGCACAGAACCTTCCGTCCGTAAGTTTGGGACAGCCGGGATGTGAACACGGTCGCTTGGGTTTTCTTGGC